CTTGGACAAGTGCAATTTGGTCGATGGGGGCATTACTTAATTTAACTGCTGGTAACCACACTATAGATGTTAGAGCAATTTATAGGAATACTTCTGCAGGTGGGATGAGTGGTTTAGTCTCTTCCGACTTAACCCTTAATAGACAGGGTGAATTATATATAATGATTATTAAAAATTAATTAAAATGAATGATTATCTTAACATAGAACTAGTATATAATAATTTAATTATTAACACTTATTCTTTACCTGAAAGTACGTTTACCATAAATAACCAAAATGATTTAATAGAGTTAGTGGATGGTATTTTTGAGGCTATTATTAATGATTTACTTTATAGGATTGATATTAATGTGTCAACTCAAGGTAAATGGGATTCAGCCAATTTTTATATTTTATCTGACGGCACAAAATTAAATGAATTAAATAAAACTAAAACTGAAATGGATTCCTATACTTCTTATGGTGAAGGCGTAGTAACTGTTTATAATCAGATTAAAACTATTATTTAAAAGGTGAAGGTGATTATTAATTAATTTCATCACCATATAAATCTGTTTTTGGTTTACACTTTTCTTTTATTAATTTCTCCACAAACGCAAACATTTTAAGTCCATTATTTTCACAATATTCCTTTAGAAGTTTATGCGTTTGAGGCGTGATTTTTAAATTTTTATCCCTCTTCATTTCCTTTTTATATATAAGTATGACAAAAGTATGATAAAATTCATACTAAATTTATTTTATCAAACTCAAAAAATATTTTTTCATAAAAAACCGCATATTTATAATTAAAGAAATTAATTAATAATAAGTAAAAAAAATAAATTAAATGGCATCAACAGACAGAATTTTTGTGAGTCCAGGTGTGTTCACATCTGAAAAAGACTTAACATTCGTAACTAGACAAGTTGGGGTTACTACGTTGGGACTATTAGGTGAGACACCTAAAGGACCAGCTTTTGAACCTGTATTCATCTCTAATTACGGTGAATTCATTAGTTATTTTGGTGGACTAAACCCCGAAAAATATAAAGCTAATGGTTTTAACAAATATGAATTAAATTACATCGCAAAATCGTTCCTATCTCAAACTAATCAATTATATGTTAGTAGAGTTTTAGGTTTATCAGGATATAAAGCTGGTAATGCGTGGTCAATCACACTAGATTCTTCAGAGGATCCAACAACGACTGGAATTACAAATACAACAAGTTACCCATTACTATTAACATATTCTGCAACTACTGCTGGATTACCTGTTTCTATGACATTTAATAGTCCTAATTTAACTGCATTATATGCGGATGGACAAATTAATGGGTTATTTACATCAGTAGGTTTATTAAGTACTGGTGACACAATTAATGTAACTACACCATATTATGTTAAAAATGGTTGTAATTTCAGTGGGGCAACATTTGATATGACAGTCCTAACAAAAGGAAGTGGTTCTACAGGATTTGTAACAGGTACTACAAGTGGTACAGTTGTTAGTTATATCGCATCTTGTTATACAGATATAGATGGTAGTGTAATTGCCACTATAAGATCAAGAGGATCTTATGATGGTACAGAAACTTTAACATATGATGTAACAGGTGCTACTGACACAATAATGACTAATACATCATTATTACCATCAAACTCATTAGCTTCATTTAATATTACAGGTACCACATTTAATGGGGTAAACTTTAATTATGAAGTTTCTATGGATAGAACTAAAAAGAATTTCTTACCTAGAGTATTCGGTCAATCTACACAAGATAAGGAAACTGAATTATGGGTAGAAGAAATCTATACTAATGTATTGGAAGATTTGATTAGTGCAGGTAAAGTTAGAGGTTTAGATACATCATTTGTAGAAATAGGTGGGACAATTACAAATAACCTTAATAATTATTTAGAGGGTTGGAAAACTGCATTATCTCCTTGGGTTCTTTCGGAAGTTAAAGGTATCGGTGTAGGGTCAACATTACAAAGGTTATTTAGATTTGTAACAATATCTGACGGTAATGCCGCAAATCAAGATATTAAGTTCTCTATTATAAACATTCAACCTGATAATAAAACATTTGATTTGTTAATTAGAAGTTTTAACGATACTGACGCTAACCCTAATGTAATAGAGAAATATTCTTCTTTATCTATGGATAGTAATTCTATTGGATTTATAGGAAGAAAAATTGGTACAATTGATGGTGAATTTCCATTAAGAAGTAAATGTGTTATGGTTGAATTATGGGACGGAAACGATCCAGATTTAGGTAACCATTTCCCATCAGGATTTGAGGGTGTGTTAAATAGAACATATGTTGGTTCTAATAGAACTGCATTACCACCAAAAATAGAATATAAAACTAAATACTCAGATTTCAATACATCTAAATTAAGAAAAACTTACTTAGGTTTAAATAGTGATATTGGAGTGGATCAGGATTTCTTTGATTATAAAGGGTTAAATGCAGTTAATGACGGTATATATACAGGTAGAACGGATGGGTTCCATTTAGATGTGAACGCAACTGGTTCTTTAATAGATTTAGGTAGTGTAAGTTATGTACCTACTTTACAAGTTGGTATATCAGCATTTACAACTGACTTATCATTAGTAGGTGGACCATATGAAAAGATAGCGTCTAGAAAATTCACTTTCGCACCTTACGGTGGATGGGACGGATGGGACGAATATAGAACTAAAAGAACTAATGGTGATAATTACGTTAAAAACGGAACTAAAGGAATTTTAGGTTTAAGTAAAGGAATATTTAATACATTTGTCACTAGTGAAGGTGATGACGGAATAACTTCTGATTATTACGCATTTTTAAATGGTATTTACACATTTAATAATCCAGAAGCGGTAAATATAAATGTATTTGCAACACCTGGTATTGATTTGAGAGACAATACAAGTTTAATTGAAAATGCAGTTGATATGGTTGAGACTGATAGAGCGGATTCACTATATATAATTACAACACCTGACGTAGATGTGGATGGGGTTGTATTATCAGCAGAAGAGGCAGTTGATGTCGTAGAAGATTCAGGAATAGATTCTAATTATTCTGCCACATATTGGCCTTGGTTACAAATGAATGATACGGAAAACAACAGATACGTATGGTTACCACCAACTGTAGAAGTTGTAAGAAACATCGCATTGACTGATAATGTTGCATTCCCTTGGTTCGCAGCAGCAGGTTTAAATAGAGGTACTACTACCGCAATTAAAGCTAGAGTTAAACTTAAATTAGACGAAAGAGATAATTTATATGAAGGTAGAATTAATCCTATGGCGACATTCTCTGATGTAGGGGTTGTTATCTTTGGTAATAAAACATTACAAGTTAGAGAAAGTGCTCTTAACAGAATTAACGTTAGAAGATTGTTACTACAAGCTAGAAAACTTATATCTGCAGTATCTATCAGATTGTTGTTTGAACAAAATGATGATGTTGTAAGAAATCAGTTCTTAAGTTTAGTTAATCCAATATTAGATAATATCAGAAAAGAAAGAGGGTTAACTGATTTTAGAGTAACATTAGATGATACACCAGAATCTATTGACAGAAACGAATTAAACGGAAGAATATTTATCAAACCAACTAGATCATTAGAATTTATTTCGATAGAATTTAATATCACTAACACAGGTGCTAGTTTTGATAACATTTAATAATAAATATGGGGTGTAATAACCCCTTTTAACAATTTTAAAAACAAAAAAGATGAAAATTAGAAAAAACGGTAAAACGATAACTTTGTCTGAATCAGATATGAAGAGAATCGTAAACAAACTTTTGAAGGAAGAATCAGATCCAAAAGAAGATTTAGTGAAATGTTGTGAGGATGCAGGTATTAAAGCACCTATGTCTTGTACAACAGGAGATTATACTAAATGTGTTAAGGAAATTGGGGGAATAATACTTAAGGATCCTATGGGTGAAGGTATGAAAGCTATTGCAGCACTAAATTGTCTTAAAGACAAACAAAATTCAGGAGTACAATCCTAATAAAAATAAAAAATATTTTACAAAATGGCAAAAAGAATAGTAAGATTAACTGAGACTGATTTGAGAAGAATAGTCAAAAGAGTTATTAAAGAGGATATGGGAGGAATGGATGATGTTCACCCAACATACGGTAATTTAAATTTATCGAAATATTCTAATGATGATCTTAATGATTTAGAAGGTGGTGAATTATCTAAAAGTGAAGTTCTTGATTTAATTTCAGACTACTTTAAAGAAGAAATTTTACCCGAATTAACACCAGAGGAATTTAGTATGTTAGAAAGAAAGGTAAATGAACCAAATTCTGGTACTATGTCTGAAAGAAGAATTAGAGAAAATGAAGATATGCCAAGAAGAATGGGTGGTAGAAATGCCGCATTCGGTGAGAAGGCAATGATGGGTGGTGGAGCTGGTTTAGCTTTATCGGGAGCAATTACTGCACTTGGAAATATAACTGGTTGGTCAGATTTTGAGTTGACTACAAAAATTCACGATTTCGTAGAAATGGCTGGAGTAGGAAATTATGGTGGACCAATATCGATAGCTATGGCTGCTGCAGGATTAGCATTGGCGTTCAAAGGGAGAGCTAGACAATACGACAGAACAGGAAGATAATTAATAAAATATAAAAACCCCTTATTATAGGGGTTTTTTATTTTTTCTATCTTCTAAGTAAGATTCTAATATTATAATGATTTCATCTATTTCATTTTTTTCTTCATCACTAACCATTTTCCATTTTTTCTTTTCATAAAGATATTTACAGAAAATGAAATAATGTGAAACAATAACTAATGCTAATGTAAAAACAGTTATTTTTGACATTAAAAAAAATGGTATCAAAATAAAAAGTAGTGTAATTACAAAATTAAAATTTTTTGTATTAGAGAAGGATAGAAATTTATAATTAATAATAACCCTTTTCAATTTAGATGTTGACGAATCTTTATATTGTTCAGCTTCTTTTTTAATTTTACACATATCAGTTATTTTAAACAAATATATAATTATTTTTTGAATATACAAAATTTATGTGTATTTATTTTTCATTAATAAAAACCCATCTTAGATTGGGTTTTTTAATTAACCACAATATTTATTAGTATGAGTAAATTATTTTCAGAAAAGGAAATTAAAAAATTAAAAAATTTCATTAATAAAAAACCATTAAATGAACAAAAGTGGTTAGATGATATAATTATCGCTGCCAAAAATGCTAATACTAATTTTTTAAAAAGTACACCTGATATAACACCATCATTAAATTTCACAAAAAATTTAGATGAATTAATCTCAAAAATTAGAAATATAAATGACTTTTTAAATACGAAAACATTATTTAAGTTAGATGATATTAATGGTAGTAAAATATTGTGGAAAAATACATTAAGTGAATATACTAAACACATATTTAAAAATTCAAATATAGACGTTAATATTTTATCAAAATATGTTACAAATGAAATAGATACTTTACCTAATGATATATTAAAAAATTTAACTAATAATCAAATTTCTATAATATCAGTATTAAAATCACAAGATGATGTTTTTAACTTAGAATTAGATTCTATGATAAATAATTATAAAAAAATATTATCTGATAAGGTAACTAAGTATAAACAGATTGTTGGTAATGAAAAATATACTGATTTATATTATAAATTTAAAGAAAAGAAAATTTCACAAGAAGAATTTTTTAAAGAATTAGAAAATTTAACCCCACAAAAAGAAACGGCACAACAAGTATCAGGATTAAGATTGTCTGATATCCCAAAACAAGAATATGAAATAATAGACGCAGCGTTTAAAAAATATGGTTTTGAGAATGACTGGGGGTACGATACAAATACTGGTGAACCTATTTATGTTACATTACAGATAAATGGTGAAAACGTAAAATTTTCTTTAAATAGTAAAGGTCCAGAACAGTTCGATAATAAAAAAATTGATGATGATAAATTATATGACTTATATCAAGATGAATATGATAAAACTTTTGAAAATGTTGGATGGGATAAAAAACCATATATAAGAGACTGGGTTAAAAATGAAAAAATAATAAAAGATCCTATATTAAAAGAAAAGTATGTTTATAGATTCGATGTTTCTTTAGGGGTTCAATTGACTACAGATCAAATAAATGGTTGGTGGGGTAATTGGGTCATAGTTAACCCAAAAGAAATAGAAAAATATAGGAAAACTAAAGATTTAGAAGATTTAAAAAATAGTATATTTCATACAATTTATCATGAATTAACACACGTCATACAACCTAAAAAGGGTTGGGAGAGATATAAATCAGGAGGATTTAAGGATGGTAAAGAGGCTTTGGAATATTTAAAAGGTACAAAAGAAAAGTATCCCTACAAAACAGAAGAAGTTGATAGATTAGATTTTTGGCTATGGCAAAGAGAGGATAATGATGCCGCAGAAAAGGCAGTAAAACAATTTGGGTCGGAAAAAAATATAGATACTACTAAGGATTACAGTTGGTTGACTGAATTTGAAGAATGGTCTTTTGAAAATAAAATTATACCTGAAAAATATATAAGTAAGGACTTAAAACAAATTGACACTCCTAAGTTTAAAATAAATTTATTTACTGATGATGTTAAAGTTAGATCTTTAAAACTAACAATTAATAATTGGTCAGGATATGGTGAAAGGTTTGCAAAGATAAAAACCGATACAGAAAATTTAAATGACACCCAACTTTTAAAATATATTGAGGATAATGTAACTACTCCCGAAATTGAGGAAATTGTGAAAGCATCTGCTAGTGAATTAAGTTACTGGAGTAATCCTAAAGAAATTGAAGCGGAATTCACAGCAAATATTAAAAGTTTATTAGAGTTAGGTACTTTAGAAAAAAATAAAGGTTTTGCAACTTTTTTAGTTGATTATCTAAGAGGTACAAATAAATCTCAGAAGTTAGTAGATATCGATTTACAAAGATATAAAACTCTGTTGGATTCTGAAAAACCAAATATTAATAACCTAACAGGAGTAGAAAAAATAAAAGATTATTTTAAAACATTTATAGATAAATTTTTAAATAAAAATGTTACGGATCCAGTTAAATTAGGGGAGGAATTAAAAGGTGTTGATGGTTGGGTTAATAACATACCAAAAGATTTTTTTGACATATTGGGTAAATTAGAACGTAGATGGAAAAAAATATATCCTGAACAAGCAAAAAAACTTGAAAAGGATTTATATAGACAAGCGTATGAGTTGATTGAAACTGGATTTCCAGCGTTATTACCATTTATTGCTAGTGGTTTGGTTGATGATGATGACGAAACCACCAAAAATGAATCTATTATATATAAAAAAAGTTATTTAACTGAATCAATCAAAAAAACATATTCATTCGATTGGGATGATAATATTTTAAAAATGCCAACAAGAATTCATTTAGAATATAAAGTTGGTGGGTTACATTGGGTACCTGTTTCAGTTTCTACCGAACAATTTAGATCTATTAGACATAAATTAGGTGATGAGTTTAGATATATTAATAATGACATATTAGAAGCGTTTAAAGATTTTAGAGAATATGATTCTTATATAAGAGATGTTAAATATGCAATAGATAATAGAAGTTACGGACCTAGTTTTAATGATTTTAAAGAGGCTTTAATTAATGGAGATGACTTCTCTATCATTACTGCTAGATCAAATTCGCCACAGTCATTAATAGATGGTATTAAAGTATTAATAGATAAAAACTTTTCTTATAGTGAAAAAGAAAAAATGATGTCTAACCTTAAAGACACTTCAATAGACGATTATCTTAAAATACAAGATTACCATCCAGTTTCCTCAAAAGAATTTTTAAATTCTTTTGGTTTAGATATAACAAGTACAAATCCCGAAAAAGGAAAAGAAATTGCGTTTAGGAATTTTGTGGAAAGAGTTATAGAACAAATAGAAGAAATAAAGGATAACCCTGATTTTGAGGGTATTAGTGTTGGTTATAGTGATGACGATTTAAGTAATATAGAGATTATTGAAAATTTAATAAGGAAAGAATTGAGTGTGAAATATCCAGAAATACATTTTAATGTGTATGATACATCTGACCCGAATAACCCTAAAAAGAAAAGAATTATTATTGAAAAATAAATTTTTCTAAAAATTCAATATTTATATAATAAATAATACAACTAATAAAAAAAAATTAAAAAAAAATTAAGATGGCTGATTTATTAATGAGAATGCCTGTTCCTTACGAACCGCTAAGAAAGAATAGGTTTATTTTGAGATTTCCAGATGAATTGGGAATTCAAGAATGGTGGGTATCTACAACTAGCCGACCAAAATATACGAGTCAAGAGGTGGAGATACCTTTTTTAAATACTTCTACATATGTAATTGGTAGATTTAACTGGGAATCAATCTCTGTAACTTTTAGAGATCCTATTGGTCCTTCTGCGACTCAGGCGTTAATGGAGTGGGTTCGTTTACACTCTGAATCTGTAACAGGTAGACAAGGTTACGCTGCAGGTTATAAGAAAGACATAGAGTTAGAGATGTTAGACCCAACAGGTGTAGTGGTTCAAAAATGGATTTTACAAGGTACACAATTAAACGATGTGGACTTTGGATCATTAGATTATTCATCTTCTGATTTGGCAGATATTACTGCGACACTTCGTTTTGATAGAGCAATAAGTGTATTCTAATTTTTAGAATTACATATATTTTAATTAATCCCATCTTTAGGTGGGATTTTTTATTTTTATCTAATATTTATTTATTAGAATAATTATATATAATAAAAAAATTATGAGAAGAAATATATTAAATTTAAATGAACAAATACTGAGAATGAAATCTCTATTTACTGAAGAGAGAATGTTTGGAAATTTAGTAGAGGATGATCCAGGATGTCAGTGTGATGATCCAAAAAAAGAAAAGTATGGGAAATTTAATTCGACAACTCAGGAATGTGATCCTAAATTATGTGAAGATAAAGATGGTAAACCTAATTCGAACATCCCTGAAGGATTTGTTGAATTAACAGATGAAAAGAAAAAAGAAATAGAAGGGAGTGAAAGTGATTCATTAGATTTTTATGAACAAAAAGTTATTGGTGGAAAGACTTATACGAAAAGAATGTCATTTGTTGACATTAAATTGAAGTTAGGGACAGTATCTAGACCAAAACCAGGTAAAGATATGTATTATGTTAAAAAAAGAGTTAATGATGATAGTGGTACACCCGTAGAAATTTATATTACAAAAGATGCGGAATTGCAGTTTATGTCTAAAAAAGAAGGTAAAGGTATTAGAAAAGATATTAAAACTGACGTAAAAGTAGATAGAAAAGATATTAGTAACAATATAGATAGTTGTAAAGAACATCTTAGGGCAATGTATAAAGCTTGGGCTAAAGGGGCAGGTCCTGGAGATTTAGAAGAATTTGGGTTTAACCCAGATGCATATAAAACTGTAGAGAGATGTATGGCTAATTTCTATAATAAATTTGAGGGTAATGAAAAACTTATGACTATGGTATCTTCATTTGAAGAAAATAAATATATAAGTGATTATAGAAGTGGGGAAGCCTCAGTTTCAAAAGGAGTCGAAGGTCAAAAATATGATGTCAAAGATACTAGAGGTAGGGTAATTGGTAAAATAAAGAAAATTACTGGAAACCAATATAAATTTAATGGTGAAAGAGGTTATACTTTTATGCAGAAAAAAGAAAATCCTCAAAATGGGAAAATAAAAATTAGTTTTAGATCAGATTCACTTAATGCATTATATACCGCATTAAATTTAAAACCATCGGAACATAATATTACAGTTATAGATGCGGATAACAATCTTAATGATTGTACATTTAGAGTTGAGCCAAAAGTTAAATAAGTAATATCGATATGAAAAAAAAAATTTTCATAACAGAAAATCAATATAAAAGAATATTTTTAAAAGAAGTAGGTTCTAACGACCCTAAACCTTTATGGAATCCACATATACGTATGTGGACTCATCCTGCGTACTCTGATTATGAATTCAATGTACCTAAAAATATGATTTATAAAAAAAATTCTAATGGTACATTTAGTCCCGCATATCCTTATTCATCTTATGAAAATACTGAGGTTCGATTGGGGGGATCGAATTCTATTAGTAAAGATGATCCCGATATCATTAAAAAAACTATGGAGATTGAAGATGAGAAATTTTTTAAAAAACATATTAAAAATAAATCAGATTCAGACGCTTTTAGATTGTGGGCTAATGATATAGAATTTCCTGATAGGATAAAAAAAGTAAATACAGTTCTGAAACAGAATGGTTTAAAAGGTTCATTAGACACTAAAAGTTCTGCACCATATGATAATATCTATATGAAAGTTGCCTTTAAATCAATAGGTAGATTTTATGTAATAGATTTAGATAAAGAAGTAAAAGTTAAACAAGAAGAATTAAAAATTGCGAGTGAAGATATTAAAAATTTTATTGAATATAAAAATTATTCCGATGCTTTAAAAAATTGGGATTCTGTAAGTAAGTCATTTGGTTGGTCGGGAGTTAAAACAGTAAGTTCGGAAGATATAACAAATATAATCGAGGGTAAGGTAAAAGTTTCTTCTTGTATAAATCCTAGTTATGTTTTAACAAAAATGGTTTTACTGAGAAATGAAATGATTTTTAATTTAATAAGTCAAAATAAAATGTCTTATGATGATGCTAATAATTTATTAGTAAGAAGAACATTTGATGAGAGATTAAAAAATTATTTTACAGATATCGAACCAAAACCCCCTATGAAACTTCTTGATATCGAAACTCCTAGTTTATTTGATGATAGTGGTAAACAATACATCGACTATACAGGTGGATTAGGTCATACATATTTCAGAAGGTTGGAGTTGGCAAAAACTTCACAGATAAAGAATGAAAAAAGTTATGAAAAATCAAAACAAAATTATCAAAACAATTTAAAATTAAAGGCAGAATTAGATAATTTAGGTACAACTTTTAAAGAAAATCTTAAAGATTATAACACATATGACGCTATATTAGAAAAAATAAATATACATAACATTACTATAATAAATCAAACACCAGAAAAATTAGAAAACGCTTGTGAAAATCCTGTTTACAATATTAAATCACTTAATGTTGGTTACGCAGCACCAGGAAGTGGTGGTTCTTCAGGATCAGTAAATGAAACATTTACATGGAAACAAGCATGTTCTAAAAATGGTGGTGTTTTTATGTACCCATCTCAACCAGTTAGTGAAGAAGGGGGTACTAAAAAAATTGGTTTTATAGGTGGGAAAGTTACTTGTTGTTGTGTTAACCCAAAAGGGACTGCTGATGTTACAGTCAATGGTTTAGATGGTGATTATAATGCAAAAATTAATATAGAAGAGTGGTGTAACAAAAGTCAAGGTGATGTTAGAAGTGGGTTAGATAAATTTGCCCAATGGGGTGCGGATTGCGTAAGTGATTGGCATTGTATTGCGGATATAGCATCTATTGCAGTTCTAGCTTTAGGTCCTGGAGGGATACTACTTAGTGGTATAATAGATGCAGTAAGTGCCGTTGGTTATGTTGCCGAACAAGATGAGGGATGGGAATTAAATGCTGGTTTAACAATATTAGGTTCATTTGGTGGAGTAGGTGAGGCATTTGGTTTATTAAAACAAGGATCAAAATTTACCACTAAATTGTCTAAATTAACAACGGAATTAAAATTGGTGTCTGGTGATCCCATACTTTCTAGAAGAATATTAAGGGACTTTGCTAAAACATTATCTCCTGAAGAAGCTAAACAATTCAAAAATTTTGGTAAGGTTAGTACAAGTGAGTCCGTTATAAGTAAATTTGGTAAGGGTGGAGAATTTACTAATGAATTTAATAAACTTAGTAAAATACAAAAAGGTGTTTTTTCTGATATGTTAAAAAAAGAAAGTCCTGAAAATTTGGAGAAACTGTTTAAAAACTCTGGTAACGATATAAATAAAATGGTTGACGGGTACGTTAAAGGAACTAAACAAGTTATTTTTCAAGGAGGTTTATTTGCAGGAATGTATGTTTATAGTGATGAGTTAGGATTATTTTTAAAAGATATATATGATAAATATGGTTTTGACCCTTTAGGTATTTTTGATAGTAATGGTAATCTAAATTTAGAAAATGAAAAATTAAAAAATATAGATTTTAATCGTATTAAAAGTAAAAAAGAGATAGTAAAATATTTTAAACCTGAAGGTTCTAATTCAGAATTTAAAAGTAAATTTACTGAAGTAAGTGCCAAATACAGTGAGATATATCTTTTATCTTTAAAAAAATTAATAGACTATAAAGAAGAACAAGATCTGTTAATAAAATTTGATTCTATTTTAAAAAATTATGTTGACGGTATAGGATTAAATTTGGAAAAATATAGTCAATGTCTATATATTGGTATTAATGCATATAATAAAATTTTTCAATCTACTTTACCTAACGGGGAAATAAAAAAAATATTAAATGAAGGTATTATAACTATTAATAGTTTACCTAAAAATAAAATAAATAATGACACTAAAAGTGCGGTGATAATTACTAATAACCCTTATATCGATAAGGGTATAACTATAATGGATTTATTAGAAGAACCAACTGAGGAAGAAAATAAAAATTCTGAGTTAACTCCTAATAATTCACCAAATGAAACTGATGAGGGTATGAAAAAGTTAAATGAAGAAATCAAAAGAATTAAATCTCTATTTTCTGAAGAGAGGTTATATGGAAATTTAATTAATGAACAATTTGCTACCGACACTAATGGTGATGGTAATATAGACGAACCTGAAGCGGTTAGTTTTTTAAGGAGTAAAGGTTATATATTAAAATCAAAAACAGAAGATGATATGTGTTTGGGTCCAAATACGTCACTTAAATCTATTTATGAAAATTATAAAAATGAAAATGTTGGGTTTGAGTTATGGAATTCTAAAATAGGTTGTGCTATGACTATTTACAGAAAAAATAAAATACCTGGTAATTTTTATAAACTTAATATTTTTGAGGGTTCGGGTGGTAATAGATTTGCATTATATTATGAAGTAGGTAAAGTTAATTGTTGTGAAACTGAAATTAATCCAGGTAATTTAAAATTTAATGCTGGTGTTGAGAATTACGATTCCTCAACATATACTTGGGGTGTAGGATTAAATTATATTAAGATAGAAGGTTTTTGGGAACCTAGTGGTACTGATTTTACTTTAAAAGATATGGTTATTGTAAATCTTTTAAAGTCTAATTATAATGATATATCCCCAAAAATTTCAGGAGGAATTATACCAACTCCAGTAGATATAGGTTTTAGAAGTAATAATCCTGCTCAATTAATGGAACTGATGTGGATGAAAGATTCAACGGGCAATTGTATAAAAATAAAAGACTTCATTAGTCAAGAAATGGGTGGCACATACACTACAGTTTTTGGGTTGGATGACATAATAAATTTATTAAATTAAAATATGAAAAGGATTGATTTAAATAGTAAAAATTTTAATTTTCTTTTAGAAAGAATGGATAAAAAAAATACTCTTTTTGAGGTTGAGAAGAAATTTGTTTTATTAGAATCTGCAATAGATGATATTATAAAGGCAGCTAAGAGAGCATCAATAAATACTGGTTTTTCATCACCATCTTTGAGGATAATAGAAAATTCATTAGATGAGTTTATTGTCGAGGTTGATAAAATATTATTAAGTTTAAAAACAGGTAAGACTAATTTAGAGACTCTAAAAAATAATTTAAAAACTGAGGATATAATCACCTCAACTAAAAAATGGAATTTATATATTTCTAGAATTATTGATCAAATAAATTTGGGTAATACACCCCAATCGTTAATAGTTAAAAAAGATATGTTTAATTTTATATCTGGTAAATCAGAAAGGTTATCTAATGATTCACTTATATCTCTTACAAATAATCAAGTAACATTAATCAATGATTTAAAATTTTTAACTGAAGAATTTAATGATTTTATAGTTCATGTAGAAAAAATAAATAAAATAACTAAAAATATTGTACCTAATTCTAAATTAGATGATGTAGTAGGTGAATTACTATCTGAAAGTGGTATTGTTAGTTTAAGTGATATTAAAAGGATTTTTGATGATTTAGAAAGTTATAATGTTAGATATCCTAATGATGAATTAAGTGATATTTATGAAATTTTTAAAACTAAATTTAATTTAGTAGGGAAAAATAGCGACGAAATAATAACAATTTTTAAAAAATCACTTAGAGATAATGAAATTTATAAAACATTAGATATAAGTTTTAGAAAGAAAATAGTCAGTTGGTTTCGAAAAAAACTATTTAAACGAATCGATGATATAAATTTTGAACTAAGTACAAAAACAAATTGGGATAACTCAATAATTTACTATAATAAAAATGAGGATTGTTTTTATGTTATTACAACAAAAAATAAAGAAGAATTAGATCAAGTATTTAATCAGATAAGTGAACAAGGGTTTAAACCAAGAAAAACTGATGGTAGTAACGGATCAAAAGGTTTTGGGGCGGAAGATTTAACAGAAAAAGAAAAAGGTGCTGAATACGAAAAAGGTGCTAGGGGTGAAAGATTAAAATTTAAACTACTTGCTTGGGGGTTACCTATTTTAGCAATTGGTAGTGGTTCGGTAGCCTATTGTTATTATCGTTATAATACATTAAGAGATAAAGAAGCCTTAGATGCTTCTACTATCGAGAGTAAACAAGAGGAGAGAGGTTTTTTTGGTGTTTTAACATCATGTTTTGCAGGTACATCTAAAGAGGCTTTAGAGGTGTCGTTAGAAGCGGGTAAATCAATTTTTAAAAATGATATATTACCTGAATTAGGAGTTATTGAAGGTAATATTAATATATGGTTAGATGAAAAATGTGGTAGATCAAATAGTAAAAGAGAAAATGGTAAACCTATAACTCCTTGTGAAAAATGTTTAGATTGTGATAAAGATTTAGATAAAGAGTCCATTAAAAAAATAAAAGTTAAAGGTAATGATGGTAAGGAAGTAGAATTAGGTAAAGTATTCAGCAATATTGAGTTATTTTTAAAACCCCAACATATGATGCCTCAAAATCCTGAAAGTTATAAGGATTTAATAAAAAGGATAAAAGAAGATGGTGATAACGGTATAATTAATTCATTTTTAACTGAAAATGGTACCGCAGTACCTTTAGATGATATGATAGTGATTTTATGTAATCAACATAGTAAACAATGTATTGCAGAACATTACAATGCAATTATGGGTGAAATTATAGTAGATAGTAAAAATCAAGATTGTGATACATTTGATTCTTTTATGGATGATAGAATAAATACTTTAAATGAATACAATCAAAGAGGTTTATTATTTTGGGGACCATCAGAAAAATCTGTAGACATATCAGTTAATAGTAATGGTGAAAAATTATCTAATATAAAAACGGATGATGGTAATTCACCTTTTAATGGAGTTAATTCAGTTGATCAATTTTTACAAAGATTAGAAGATTTTAAAATTAATACTAAAAAATTCGTTTGCGAAAAATCTGATATCTCTATTGAGGAAGATGAATTTGACTTAGTGGGTACTCAAAAACCTATTGATATAATGAAAGAACTTTGGGAAAATGGGGATGTAAAATTAGAATGTGCTCAATGGAAAAATGATTTAGTTTCCAGTAAAAAAAATAAAATGAAAATTTCTATGGCATCATTATTTAGTGACTATTTTCAACCATTAATACCTAATATTGATTGGTATGGTGAAGAGTGGGATGAAGCGTTTAATTACTGGTGGGATAAACAAAGGTTTTATTGTAAAATATCTAATTAAAATATTTACAAATAATAAATAGTTTATATAATAGTTATATGGAAAATACATCTCAAAACTTAGACCCTAATTTTGTACCAGAAGAGTACAGAACACCTTACGATATGATAGATTTACCTTCACAAGGTATTTTATACAAAAATAATAAAAAAAGTGTTAAAGTAGAATATTTAACTGCGATGGATGAAAGTGTTATTTCGTCACCTAATATTTCTAGTGGTAACAAATTAATTGATATACTTATTACTAGAAAAGTTAAAGATTTAGGTTTTAGTTCTGAAGATTTACTTGTTGGTGATAGAACCGCTTTAATGGTGTTTTTAAGAGTCACCGCTTTTGGTGAGGAGTACACTCAATTAGTATTTCACCCAGAAAAAGGTGATTTTGTAGAAGCAATTATTGATCTTTCTACATTATCACAAAAAAAATTAACTATTAAACCTGATGAAAACGGTGAATTTGAATTTCAATTACCTAAAACAAATAAAAAAGTTACTTTTACTTTATTAACAGGTAAAGATGAGGAAATTGTTGATTTAAAAGATAATGAATTTAAAAAGAGAGATCCTGATGGGGTTTCTAATAAATTAATATTTTTATTAGAGCAACAAATTAAATCAGTTGATGGTGATAGAGATAAGATAAGAATTTCTAATGTTATTAAAAAATTACCTATTATCGATACAAGATCTTTAAGAAAGTATATAAACGAAATAACACCAGGTTTAGATTTTAAAACTATTGCTAGGACTCAGGGGGGAGAGTCCTTAAATACCTTTCTTAGATTCGGCAGTAATTTTTTCTGGCCTGAACTCTAAGTATCTATTTCATTTACATAAAGAGATAAATTTTTTAGTGGATAAGGGTTATTCTTATTCAGATATAATGATAATGCCAACATTTTCGAGACGAATTTTTATTAATGAATGGAATAAATCTAGTTCTGATTAGTTTTTCTATAATTTCAAATATTTATTATATAAATAAGATATGAAAAAAAATTTAGGGTATTACTTAAATACAATTTCTCAATTAAACGAATCAATATATAATTTACTAAATGAAGATGGTATTATAGAAAAACCTGCAGGTAGTAATATTAAAAAGGAATTATTTTTGGTTATTGAAGATGGGAAAACTTTACCTACTGACGGAAAGAATTATATTCATTTAAAAGATGCTAAAACATATAAAAATGATGTTAAAGTTGGCGATGAGATAGAATTAGATACTATCGATTATGAAGAAATGGAGGAATCTGACCTCATAAAAACTTTACAACAACAATTAATAGATGGGAAAATATCAGAAAAAGATTTACAACAAATTGCAATAGCTGCTGGGTCCTCAAAGTTTAGAAGAACTGCTATTGGTGTAGTTAAAGTAGGGGGTAAATTACAAAATGTAGCAAAAACCGTTATGTTATTAAAAAGGTATGAAAAAAAGATACCTCATAGTGATTGTTTTTGTGCAAAATTATTTGATGACAATACCGATGATACTGTAACCCCACCTAAACCTAAAAAAGAAGTCTATTTAAGTAGTGTAAGTGGTTATTTAGATGTTGTACAAGATGAGTTTGAGTCGACTTGGGATGAATGTGAAAATGAATATCCTGAACTTATAGATGAGGCAGACAAAAGAAGTCAACTATTAAGTACTTGTAATACTATTGAGGATTGGTATAGTGATGCTAAAGAAGTATTAGATAATATAATTAGTGATTTAGGTAAATTTTTTAAGGTTACAGGTATTAATGTAAAAAAGAAAAATTTAAGTAGTAACGCCAATGAAGATAGTGTTGCTAAAACAATAGGTATGAATGAACAAATTACATTACATTTTGAGGATGATTTCAAAAACAAAGCTGGAACAACAATTTATAGGTCTGGTAGAGATGTTACATTTAACATAGGTACCTATAAAGAAACTGGTAGTACAGTTAAGTTACTTGAAGGTGGTTATAAATGGTATTTCGAATTCCAAACTGCTGCAACAAGAAAAATACAAAAGGGTTCAGTTTGGCCCGATAACGGTCATGATTCGCCAGATAGTTCTGCTTCAGTTTCGTGGAAAGGATATATAGTTAAATATTAAAAAAAAATATGGCAAAAGATGATGAGGATATAATACAAAATCTTAAACAGACTCTTGAAAGTATGCGTAAAGCTGCGACATCTTTTGAGGATTCTATGGAGGGTGTTTCTAAAGAAGTTAGGGAAGGTCTGAAAGAAGAACTTAAACTTTTAACTGAAAAATTAGAAACACTAAAAAAAAGTAGTACCGCTAGCGATAAACAAAAAGCAGACGCAGAAGAAACTCTTAGTTTAATAAAAAAACAGAATCAGATATTACAAGAACAATATCAAGTATCAGGTAGAATATTTCAAGAATTTGCAAAAACAGGAAATGAATATAAACAATTTTTACAAACAACTGCTGCACAATATAATTTAGCACAAAGTATTGCAAAAGAATATAAAACATTAGGTAAAGAAATAGGTTTAGGGGGAGAATCATCTAAATTATTGGCTAGAAGTTTTAAAGATGCATTGCCAGACGTTTTAGAAATGGGGATGGAAGCATCTGATTTAAGTCAGATGTATAAACAAATTGCAGAAACTTCAGGAAGAATAACACCTGTTAGTGCTGATGATGCAGAAAAAATTATGGGTATTGCTGCCGCAACAAATATGATGGCATCTGAATCGGGTGATATGGCAGAAGCTTTTAGTTTGATGGGATTGAGCGTTGATAGTATGGAGGAAAATTTAATGGAAACATTTAAAAGTTCTCAAGCCATGGGATTAAGTGCTACAAAAGTTATTAAAACATTACAATCAAACCTTAGAACTATGCAAAGCTACTCTTTCGGTAATGGAATAAAAGGTATGACTAAAATGGCTCAATTAGCAGTAAAAATGAGGGTAGACGTAGGTGATATGTTGAATATGTCTGATAAATTTTATCAACCCGAAGCAGCTATTGAAGCTGCTGCAAATTTACAAATGCTGGGTGGTGATATTGCACAAGCATTTGGTGACCCTTTTGAAACAATGTATTTAGCTAGGAATAAACCAGAAGAATTGGCTGAAAAAGTAGGTAAAATGACCGAAAATATGATGCAATTCAACGAAGAAACAGGTGAATATGAATTTCCTGCTGAGGTTAGAATGCAATTAAAATCTGCTGGTGAACAATTAGGTATTAATACAGACAAGATGATTGAGATGTCTAGACAGGCATCTAAAATAAAAGATATAAAAATGAAATTCTCTTCAATAGGGGATAATGAGACTAGGGAAAATTTAGCATCATTAGCTACATTTTCGAAAGAGAGAGGTGAATTTGTAATACAACATAAAGGTGAAGAATTAGGGTTAGATGAAATAAGTGATGGTATGGCTGAAGAAATAATGAAAGCCAACCAATCTGATTCAGATACTTTTAAAGATATCGCAGTAAATACTCAAACGATGTCCGAAAATTTAAAGAATTTTAAAGAAGCTAATAAAGCTAGGGCAGTAGGGACAATAGACCTTTATGAAAGTACAGTTGCTGAGATGCAAGAACCATTAAATCAAATCAAAAATGGTATAACACAGGCTACAGAAGCTTGGACTGCTAGAGGTAAAGAATATATTGCCGATATGTTTGCAAAATCAGAAGGTTCCTCAGTTTTGGGTGAGGCTACTGATGAACTTGGGAAATTAAGTGATCTTCTTAAAGATAAAACTATAAAAAGTTTAACGGACTTAAATGATCAATTAGATATTTTTTCAACTGGTTTACAACAAACTCCAAACAATAATTCAAATTCTGGTGGTGATCCAGAAGAAAGATGTTCCAAAAAAGGAGGTACATATGATAGAAATACTCAAAAATGTATTGGTCCTAATAACGTTGAGATTACTCCATTTGCAAAAGGTGGTATAGTTACTGGACCGACTAACGCATTGATTGGTGAAGGAGGGGAACCTGAAGTAATATTCCCTTTAAGTAAGTTAGAGAATTTTATAAAAGGTCAAAAAATGAATGGGTCAATTAAACTTGAAGGTACATCAAATATAAATATAAATATAACTTCTGATAACTCTACATTAGACTTATCTTCAATGAGTTCAAGTTTAAAAACAAAAATAGAGGGTATGATAATATCTCAATTAAATGGTACATTAAGAAATGGTGGAGTACCATCAAGTAAAGAGGCAACTGACCTTCTGTGATAATTTTTTAAAATTATTTCATTTTACTATTGACTTTACTAAATAAATTTCCTATTATTACAAGGACCTGCATATTTAACTATTAATTTATATCTTAATTAATAAAAAACAAGAATATATATAAATAATACTATTTAATTTTCCTGAATTTTATTGACCTAATATTTATATAATAAGAATATATTATATATGGCAGGAATATTAGATTATAATAAAGGTATCTATTCTACACAAGGATTTAGAAATAGTCTATTAAATAGAAATTTACCTCTACCAGTTAATGAAACATTAACACAATCAGGATTAGTTTCTAAATTACAGGATATTGGAACCGTTATAAGTGTACCAGTAAATGGTGAAGCCAATGAAAATATTCCAGTTCATTATGATGTAAATAAAAGATTATTCCCATTAGGTAATTTATATAGGACAACACAAAATGTTAATTTTAATAGATATATACCACAAGATGATGTATATGAAGTTTTTGAATTTTCATATCCACCTAAATTAGGATATCCACTACCTGAAGGATTTGGTGAAAAAGTAAGAGATGACTACCCAGCATTTTATAATCAAGAACAATTTTTTCTAATTAATAAAGGTGATCAAAAAGGTGTAAAATTTCCTTTTAATGTTATTGACACATATAAATCATTAAATTTCCAAAGAGAAAGTTCATTAGGTTTAATAGGTGGACAAGAATTAGAAAAAACAATTTTAAATAAAATATCACAAATTTCTGAAGAAACAGGTAATTCCAATAAAAAAACTGGATTTATAACTGAACCTATTGGAAACATTGTTGATAATTATGTTAATAAACTAAGAGGTAGTGATCAATTCTTCAACACGTTACCCAATAACGCAGTTGGTTGGAATGAGTACAATAGTAGTGCGAAATCAGGATCAGAATTATTAAAATCAGATTTAGATATACAAGAAGGTGTAGAACCAACTCTGTCTACCGAAATAAGAATGAATACATTATTGAGTAGGACTAGTTCAACACAAGTTTCATTTGCGTTTAATCTAATGAATAGAAATGATTATAGACCGTTATATGAAGATAGAAGGTTGGCGGGTACATCTGACGCAGGTTTAAATTCAAGATATTATGTAGGTACCGAAAAAAGTACTAATAGAGGTAGTTTAATAACTAAAAAATTTACAAGTGCCGATTTTAATGGTGGGGTGGATACTTCAGGTAACGCTAAAAGGACTACGGTTGAAGGTATCGGTGAACCTTTCGGTGAAGATAATAAATTTTTCTGGACAACAGGTGGGGAACAAAATTTCAATGAGAAGACATTATTATATAAAACTCAACAATTAGTTAATGATTTTCAGAATGATGTTTTTATAAATCAGACTAAAAAATATTTTAAAGATAAAGAACAAAATAGGGTAATAAGTAGAGGTAACGCAATTAAAACACTTGATTTAATAGATATAGATGGAAATGGTAATTTCTGTAGAGTATGGACAGTTAACGATAGATATAGTTACGCAAACGCTATAAGAAATACTGGATTATTTAGTTCACCTAGTATAGACTTACAAGGATTTTCAGTGTCAAATAATCAGGCATCCCAAAGTGTATTGATGAGTAATGGTATTCCGAAAATTCACCCCTCTATATTAGACTCAAGTACCACACGTAAAAAATTTATGTTATCAATAGAAAATTTGGCTTGGACAGATAATTTGGCAGATTTACCATTAAGTGAGATTGGACCTGGAGATTTATTAAGTGGTAACAAAGGAAGAATAATGTGGTTTCCTCCATATGAATTAACTTTTGATGAAAATACTTCTGCAAATTGGAACAAAACTGATTTCATTGGTAGAAGTGAACCAGTATATACATATAATAATTCAAGTCGATCAGGATCATTAAGTTTTAAAATAATTGTTGATCACCCTAGAGTTATTAATTGTTATAGGGGAAATAGTACTAATTTAACTGAAAGATTTTTTGCGGGTTGTGCGACACCAGATGAATTTTTAAGGGCATTAGAGTGTTCTGTACCTCAAAGTGATTTAGAAGAAATAAAAAAGAAAATTAAAGAAAAAGAACCTCAAAAAAAGGTTGACGTTGAAAGTTCTAAGAAAGATGGTAAAGTAATTTTTAAACAAGATATAACTTGTACCTCTACCACTGAAAACTGTAAGGCACAAAGAACTCCTGTTGAAGCGAATTTAACTTCCATAGTATCATTAATAAAAGAATTTTTAGAGAAACAAAGTAAAAATACCAACCCTAAAGTTAAAATAACATTGAATGGTTGGGTTGGTGAAGCATCACTTATTGATCCAATATCTCAAGAACGAGTTGGTGATGGTACCACACTAAGTAAGGAATTTGCAAACAAAGTAAAAACAGAAATAGAAACAAGATTAAAAAATTCAGGTATTGACCCAAAATTAATAACTAATATAACACTTATTGAATCTAAAGGTAATGTGGCAGTATCTAGTGATACTGAATCTGATTATAGAGTTGATGTAGTAATGGAAAATGATACACAAAATTCTAAAGATTCCCAACCAAAAGAGGAAGAAAAAGACGATGGTTCTTTCACTATTCCAGAAGATATTAGATTAATTGATAATCTAATTATAGATGAAGGAACCTATTTTGATTTCATAGATGAAAATTACCCAAATTATTTTAAATATATTTCAGAAAAAATAAAATATTTTCACGCTGGTTTTCATAGTATTACGCCTGAAGGATTCAATAGTAGGTTGACGTTTTTAAATCAGTGTATGAGGCAAGGTCCAAGTATTTATGATAGGGTAACACAAAAAGATGGTACAGAAGTAGGAGTCCAACCACAAAATCTATCCTTTGGTAGACCACCAATATGTATATTAAGGATTGGGGATTTTTTCCATACTAAAGTAGCAATTAATAGTTTATCTATAACATATGATGGACCACAATGGGATTTAAATCCTGAAGGTATTGGTGTTCAACCTATGATTGCGACAGTATCATTAGGTATTGATTATATAGGTGGACATTCATTAGTTGGACCACTTAATAGATTACAAAATGCAGTATCATTTAATTATTACGCAAATACAGAAATGTATGATGTAAGATCAGATAAAGTAGATTATAATACAGGAAAAGTTATTGACGGTATAAAATTAGGAGAACTTAAAAAACAATTGGTTGGTGAAGAAAATCTTAACAAGTATATAAATAGTCTTAAAAAAGAAGGTATTGTTAATCAAACTAAAGATAATGAAAATTCTGATAACGGTAAAGGTAGTGAAAATACAGGTGTTTTAGATATATCGGTAGAAAAACCAAGTAAAATAGTGGTGAAAACAAAAGACGGTAAAGCAGCATCTGATATTGAAGTTGATGGTGAAAAATCGCCAGACAATTCAATAGTGGTGAAAGTAAAAGTAGGTAAGTCTTCAGACGAAGGTAAATCTCTTAATACTGCAACCTCATTTGACATAGATTGTTCAGAAGAAAATCCAAAATTTAAGGGTAAGATAGTTAATTTTGAAACATTAACGGTGAAAAAAAAGGCAGTTGAAGATGCATTGGCAACCTATATTGTTTTAAAAACTCAAAAAGTAGCTGATAATAATTCAGTTACTAACGCACAATTAAAAAAAGCAGAAAACGATTTTAATGATAAAGAGAAAGAATTAAAAAAATATGAGGGTAGTGTATCCTCTTCAGTTGAAGTGACCGCATATCTTTCTAAGAATAAAAAAACAACTACAGTAAATAAAACATTTACTATCACTGAAAATGGTTTAACTTAATATAAATGGGAAAAGAATATTTTGATAGATATCAGAGTTTTAAATTTGATGGTAAATACTTACCATTACCTTATATCGCAATCCCACCTAAAGGGTCGGATAAAAGTGTGGTATATGAATCACAAATATCTAGATTGGATAAAATGAGTCAAAAATTTTATAATAATCCTTATCATGGATGGTTAATATTATTAGCGAATCCACAATATGGTGGTGTTGAGGAAAACATACCTGATGGTGAAATTATAAGAATACCCTTCCCGTTTAAAGACAGTATACAACAATATATTGATCAAACACAAAAATATATAAATTATTATATTAAAAAATAAAAATTAATGGATCCAAAAGTAGAAAAGATTGGTAAGGCGTTTATTGTTGATCCAAACCCACCAGGTACGTCAATAATTCCACCTGAAGATTTATTCATATATGTTAAATTTTCTGCATACCCTAGAAGTAGAGTTACATATGGAGGTCAAAATAAAAATTTTAATTCGGGAATAGAAGATGAAGTTCATTTCATATCTACAAATTTAAAATATAATAACACAACAGGTAAATTAGATCCTGCGTTACAAAAATCATATGCGACAACTGATTGGTCAAACATAGGTGGTTTTAATGGAAGTGATGGTAGAAGTGCGGGAGCATTAGAAGGTTTTGGTATAAAATCTATAGATATTAAATATAACTCTAGTTTAGTGCCAACAGTAGACATAACATTTACAGATGTTAGAGGTGGGGCATTATTTGATGTTATAAAGGATGATGAAAGATTATCACCGTATAGTATATTTTTTAAAATGCCATATCCTGTCTTTAACTTATCTATAAAAGGTTACTTCGGTCAAAAAGTAGATTTTTGTCTACATATGGTTAATTGGACATCTAATTTTGATGGTTCCACAGGTAATTTTGAAATAAGTGCAAATTTTTTAGGGTTCCAACAAGCCTTCTTAAATGACATGGTTTTAGGTAATATTATTGGAGTTGTTAATACACCAGAAGGTTATAATAAACTAAATAAAATATATGAAGATAGTAAAAGTGAAATAACCTCACCGAATCTTAAAGGTAAAACCTTAGATGATTTAAGAAAAACAGGTGATTTAGATATTAGAAAAATAGATGATTTCTTTACTCAGATAAGTAAGTTACAAGTAGAGTCCGAAATTATCAAAACTGATCTTAATAGTTTCCAATTACTAAAAGATTTAAATGGTAAATTAACTTTATTAAAAACTATAAGATCTTTTATTGGTGCACCATTACCAAAACAACCTAAAAAATCAGGTGAGGGGAGTGATCAAAAAAATGTAGAGACTAAATCTTATTTAGAATTAGAAAATAGAAATGATGTAATCCAATCGTCATCAATTAAAGATGATGAATTAATTATTAATAAGAATTATTTATCTATTAGAGATTATATAGTATTTAATTCTATAAATAGGGCTTCATTTAAATCATTTATCTCAACACTTAATACGATAATTTTAAAATATCAAGAGTATCTTAAATCGGATCAAAGGGTAAAATTTAAACCTGATAATACTTTAGAGAGTGCAAAATTAAAAGATATTTTAAAAACTCAAAAGATAAAAGAGAATGAAACAATTTTATCACCTAAAGATGATGATTTAATTAAATCTTTTACTGATAATGGATCGGACGAAAATAGTTGGGAAAATTATATTGTTAACAAAGACGATAACCTTAAACCAGATCCAGTTCCTTTATCTGATATATTAAACGTTTACTTCACTTTTACTGAATTATCTACCTGCCTATTACAACCTAGTTATAAAAATGGTCCTGAAATAAATACTAATTTTAGTCTAATAGAATTTAAAAAACAAGTTGATAGTAAAAAATTTTATTCACCCACAACAAATTTATTAGAAACCTCAAATGTTTTAGTTGCGGACTTTAGGAAACAGAGGGCATTGGTTGAGGATAGTATTAAAGACTTAGAGGAGATAATTAAAATTCAGAAAGAAATAGTTCAAATAGAATTAAATGAAAAACTATTGAAGAATTTTAGAGAAAGTTTAAACGTACAATTCGATCCAACTATTGGCAAATGTTTTGAAATTATTGCTAATAATACTCAGGCAATGGTTGAAACTGTTTATGATATAAGTGTTATCGCGGAAGATAAATCTAAATCTACTAATAGACAATCTATTTTACAAACATATGAAACAGATGTCCCTACAGGTATTGATGGTGTAGCTTGGCCTTCTATATACCAAAAAAACGATAAAGGTGATTTAGAAGAAATTTATATTGGTGAAGTATTAACAATAAATAGTTCAGATTTTCCAGAGTGGGATTTTGTAGAAAGAGTATTTGAAAATTTAGTAGGTAAAACAAAAGCACTTGAGGATGTAACTAAGGCAAGTACATTAAAGACTGGTTTAGATACAGATAACTGGTTTCCTATTAACCCTATAGATTATAAAATTAATCCTTGGATAAAGCTTAACTCAATCAATGACGTACAATCAATGGGTAATGAATTAATAGAAAAGTTTTTTACGAGGTTAGCATTATTAATAAATTATAGTAGATTTTCGCCAAGTAGTGGTATAAAGGATGTCGATGGATACGCTAGATTAGAATCTATTGCGGCGAATAAAACAATTTTTTCTGAAAAAGCTAGGTTAATAATATCAAATATTCTAATCGATATAGAAAATCAATTAAATAATCCTAATACACCAGTAGTAGATAGTGAAAAATTCAACCTTAAAAAATCTAATTTTTATAAAGATTTTATAATAGAAGAAAATAATTTCTACACAATTAGTGAAGAAAATCAGTTTCAAAAAATAGGAAATTTTCCTATAAGTGGAACATTCTCAGATAAAGTAGATTATATTTTATTCGATGATACTGGAATAATAGGTAATAGTAAAAAATTATTTCAAGAAATAAGAGACGATGAATCTTACAGAAAATTAGTTGACCCTAAATCGAGTCCACCTGTAAAAGAATCAAAAGGACCTTTGTTTTACAAAAACTTTTATTCTGGTGCCAATAATTTTACTACATATAATTCGTTTAATGTTTGGTATAAAGATATATGTAATAATATATTAAAATCTAGTGATAATGAAATATTAGGAACTTTAAAAAAATGTAAATTGGAGAATATTAATCCTAGTGGTACTACATATAATAGTACGTATCTCAATAGGACATATTTTAAAAACGCTGCTAATAGTTCTACCGACTATGAAGATGTATTGACATATTCAGATTTATATGATACACAACCATCTAACTATTCTAGAGCACTATTATTATTATCTACTTTTCCATTTAGAAACTTTAAAGAAGGTTTTATACAATCAGTTTTTGATTCCACAGTAAAAGATGGTGCTAGAATAATAAATTTACCTAAATTTTATGTTCATTATATTGGTGCTTTATTATGGAGATATGAAGAATCAATAACTAATACTGATCCATTAGTATTTCCTACAATATCACAAAAAAATTATAGTCTATTTAGTTCTCCATCTAATTGTTACTTAAATAAAATTGGATATAATTTAATAAAAGATAATAAAACATTAGATAAAATTGATAATGAGTTATTGGAAGATGAATTAATATATTTACCTAAATCTGTTAAAGATACCCTTATTAATAAATTTAAAAATTGGGTAGATAGTGATAACTTCAATTCAACAAAAAACGGCGCATTTGAAAGAAATATGAAATTATATGTGCCGAATATCGAAACAGAATCTACAATAACTAAAGAAGAAAAAAATAATGCAAAATCATTCATCTACCAAAAAATAATAGACACAACCGATTTAATTTTATTAAATCCTGATATATTTGATAAAATTAAGATTAATCAGAATAAAACTAACAAGGGATTAGTTGTAGATAAATTAATTCT